CTGAAATTACTCAGAATCCGGCCTTTTGTTAATTATAATTGTTTAGTAAATATAGATTTGATGTAATGAGGATTTTTTTCATCACCTCTTTCACACAAAGCTCTAAATAATAGATATGGAACGAATACTGCAATATTTAAAATAGGTATAAATAATACCATTATAAATACCAGTACTAACCACAAAGGATGTTTCATTCTCTTATCATCCTCTGTTCTTTCATACACATTATTTCCCCATCTATCTGATTTACCTTTTTTAACATAAATACAACGAAGTATATGCCAAAGAAGAATAAATGCTATAACATAATGTAACCAAAATATAAATACTCCCATAATTATTTAATAAATTTATTCATATCAAACATCATTCCCTGGTTACCCATAACTGTAGGAAGTTGTCCATCCCACTTCTCAATCCAGTCTTCCTGTACAATCATAGGACTCAAAGATGCAGCAATAGTTCTGTTATAATAAGCTTCAGCATCTGCTTTAATTCTCATAGCTTCAGCATTACCTTTAGCCTTAGCAATTGCAATTTTAGCATTAGCATCAGCTTCTTTAATTTCATTTTCAGCTTTTAAAGCACTTTGTACAGCACGGTTCTTAGCATCAATCATTTCAGTAAGAGATTTTGGAGGTGTAATAGCTGAAGTAAACTCTTCTACTATAAATCCTTCTTGAGCTAGTGATTTCTCCAAACGACTACGAACGTCAGCCTCAAATTGACCTCTATTTGACATCAAAGAATCAGAAGTATACTTATTAGCACATGTTCGATAAGCCTCATAAATACAAGTACGAATATAACCATTCTCAAGTTCCTCTACAGGCTTACGATACTTTATAAAAATATCAGCAGCTTTATCAGGATTAATACGATAAGCCAATTGAGGATCCATAGTAAAGATAGAAGCATCCTTAGCATTTACTGTAAATGGCTCATAGTTCTTTCTCTGAACCATAGTTGGATAAGTAAATACAGATTCAGTAAATGGATTATACCAAACCCATCCACGACAAGTACCTTCTACGCCACCGTAAGAAGCTTCATCACTAGAAATCTTCTTAAACTTAATACCAATCTCACCAGAATCAACTGTAGTACAACTACACAACATAAACATTGCTGCAAGCAGCATCATAAAATACTTTTTCATTTTAATAATATTTTTTTAATAAATCAATAACATTAGGAGATACATAATTAGCCAACTTTTCATCAGAATAATATGCATCCATTTTATTTCTAGTTCTTAATATTTCTCTAATAGAACTAGATGAAATAGAATTTTTTGGTCTATCTACAACTAAAAAATCATAATCTTCAATTATCTTTCCGCCATGCATCCAATCTGGAATAGATTTCATAGTATCCTCTCCACATAAAACAAATACTTCATCATTGCAATATTTATTTTTTAAGGCGTGTAAAGTAGCATAACTATAATAAGGAGGAATAAGTTCTTTTTCTATTGTAGAATAACTCACCCAAGAACTTAATGGAGAATTACCACAAGTATACATTTTATGAGCTTTGTGAATTAATCCAGCTCTAAGTATAGATAAATGTATAATTTCAATTCTTTTATTAATATCAAGAACTTTTTCCTCTTTCCAAGGATTTTGCATTGTTGGAACAATAATTACTTTATCCATATTAAAGTCATTTAGAGCAGTTTTAACTACTTCTAAATGACCATTATGAAACGGATTAAATGAACCAAGATATAATGCTATTTTCATAAATCAAAATCAAATTCTGTCTCAGAAGTTCCTTTATCAATAATTATTTCTTTATTACAATCTGGACAAATAATCCAACGTTTTCCATTAAGTCTCTTCTCACATATAACATCTTCCGATTCATATTGTAATTTAGCTTTACAATTAGGACAAGTAACTTTTTTTACACCGTGTTCTAATACTTTAATCATCCAAATAAATAATAATAAGTTGGGCAAATAGGTTGAGGTAATCTTTTAAAAGTAGAGTTTTGATGCATAACCATTACTTTATCAACTCCTTGTTCATTATAAGAGTCAATAAGTCGAATGTATTCGTTAGCTTTCTCTGTTTCATTTTCTATGTTATTAAAATACATAGTCTTGAGAACATCATCAACCTGATTATAATTATCTAATCCAAACTGGGCACAATCACCTCCAGACATTATACCATTACCATCTGTTGGGATAAGGTTAATTGAAGCTTTTAAGGCCTCATATCGAGCACAAGCTACATCTGCTTTATGAGATATTTCGGGAGTTTTAAAGTCATCAAAAGCTTTCCACTCAATATTATATTGTTCTAATAAATAATTAGCTAATCCATATACTTCTGTTTTCCAAAGATGAATAAGTCCACAGTTCAAATCACCTACATCACCATGAATAGTCCAGAACCCTAATTCATGTTCTGTTCTATTATCAGTATCAAGAACACAACCTCTATGAATAGAAGCTAAATTATAGAGATACATCATACGAAGTCTAGCTTTGATATTACCTAATTGAAGAGGAGTCATTTTACCTTCATTAAGTTCAAATTCATCAGCAACTTTAGCATATATTTTCTCTATAGCTACTTCTTTAAAATCATCACAAAAAGCTTGTCCAACTAATGTGGCAGTATTAATTTCATCTGGATTATTTGTATGTGCTGGAAGACTTCTACCAATTAATTTAGCTCCTGTCTTTTTACAAGCTTCAGAAGCTAGGGCAGCAACGACTGTTGAGTCGATGCCACCACTAATTCCAAGTACTAGAGATTGTAATTTATTTTTTTCAATATAACTAGTTAAATAGTTAATTGATTTTTCTGTAAATAATTTATAATCCATTATACTAATTTACCTACTGTTAAACACTGATTATCAAACTTCTTATAAGCATCTAAATACCATCTATTCTTATCTCCGTCATATGTAAGTTCATAATACATACCATCAGGAAGTGTAGTAGAAACCAAATATTTCCAATTTTGAAGAATTTTACATTTCCATACTGTAAATATTTCAAATTCTGGAGTATTATCTGACTTATCTAAATGTGATAAGACGTAGTCTGTTACTAATTTAATTACTGTTTTATCCATATTTATTTCTCTGCGTACCTAAATAACCACTTACATTGTGGACATTCAAAAACTTCACCATCTTCATCCTTAGCATTAGCAATATTTATTTCAACATCACATTTGCATTTTGGGCATTTGATTATTTCCATGATTTAATTCAGTTTTGTTATTAGTAGATATTGTATAAGGAGGAGTTAGAAGGTCTTTAACATCATTATAATATGAAATATTAGGATAAGTCCAAAAATAAGGCTTATAATTATTTCCTGCCAAATCTTCAATAATATTTACTGCATCCTCTTTATCTATTTTCTCATCCTTATACAGATTTAAAATAAGTTCTAAACTTTTTTGATTCATATTTAATGTCTATGTTCATAATCGCGAGTATCAAACTGTAAATCAAGTACATGATTGGCAATTTCAAACTCTTTATCATCTCCTAAATGTTTACCTAAATCATCAGAAATCTTGATACACTTTCTCCATTCCTGATTTTTATTAATTCTACATTTAGACAATTTCATAACAATATTAGCAGCTTTAAATTCTGTATCGTTTGTTAAGTTAGTGCCAATACCAGCAGAGACACGAATACGGCCCCTAAAATAATTATGAATATCCAAATACTTATCAAAATTAAGCGCATTTGAGAAAACAATGGTTTTAGTAGTTGGGTCAATCCCAAGTTCTTTATAACGCTTAATAACCAAATTACCAATTTCATATTCATCACCTGAATCTTGTCTTACTCCATCAAATAATTTAGCAAATTTAAGAGACATATTCTTTAGTCCAACTTTTGATGTATAAGTGTCCATTAAGAATATTCCCAAATTGCCATCATAGGTTCGAACCCAATCTCTCATTCCGAGATAGTTAGCCTCTTGATAACCCCAAGAAGCACCATGAAACATAATCCACTCATGTGGAAAAGTACCAATAGGTGTCATATTATATTTCATAGCAAAATACACATTAGAGGTGCCTACACAGTTAATAGGACATTTCTCTTTTAGACGCTCCACAATAAGTTCATGCAAATGTGCAGAGTAACGTCTACGAGTTCCAAATTCAGAGAATTTTAATCCATGTTCATTAGCTAAGTTAATCTTAGCATCTAACTTATCAATAGCTTCTGATACATTAACAGCACCTTGAGAACGTGAATATAATTCAGAAACTATTGCAAGAATAGGAACTTCATAAAGTGTAACTTTGTATAAATTATCTGTTACCTCTATATGAAGATGACCTTCATTATCAAGCCAACAAATAATTTTATCCAAATCAAAATGGAATTGAGATAACCATTCCCAATAAATTAAAGGAATATAAGGAATACGACTAATACACCATTTCTTTTCAGCCAAAGTAAGTGATAGTCTAGTTAATTTGGCAAACTCCATTTTAAGAGCCTCAAGAAACTCCTTAGAATGAACTACTTTGTTTCTATCACAAAAAGTAAATGTTCCCTCAGCTTCGGGATAAAGCTTCATATAAGCATATGAAGTACTAAATTTATATAAATCGGTATCTAAAATACTAAAAATCATAATTGTTCAATAATTTTATT